TCGCTTCAGGGTCGATCCCTCAAATCGCAGGCATCACAATCTACAAATCCAACCACATCCCATCGACTGACTTGTCTGCTGACGCTACCGGTGACGGAGAAGCTGCTAACGACGTGTTCGGTGGTAGCGGAGTAGGATACAACGGAAACTTTACTAACACGCTTGGTATCGTTTCTCATTCTGCTGCTGTTGGAACTGTTAAACTGCTCGACTTGGCTACTGAATCTGAGTACCAAATCGAACGTCAAGGTACACTTTTTGTTGCGAAGTATGCTATGGGTCACGGAGTTCTCCGTCCTGAGTGTGCTATCGAACTTCAGAAGTAACCACTCTCTCGGTGTTGGGAGGTCTGTGATTCGTTCCGCTCCCTTCTACCGAACTTTTTATTACTATGGCTCTGACAACTAAACTTAACGCAGTAAACACGATGATTAGCGTCATCGGAGAAGCACCCGTCAATTCACTAGGAGGGACAGCTGTACCAGTTACCGTTGTTCAGGCAGAGAATACCCTAGACGAAACAAGCAGAGCCGTACAGTCAGAGGGTTGGCATTTTAACACCGAGCACGAATACGTCCTTACCCCCAACACTTTTGACAGCAAGATCATGCTTCCCAATAATACGTTACGTATTGATCTTGACCCACAAATTTATACAGACAACGACCCAGTACAACGTGGATTAAAACTATACGATAGGAAGAATCACACCGACGTCTGGTCAAAGGAGGTTAAAGCCTCCATAACTTTTGAGTTACCGTTCGAAGAATTACCCGAACAGTTCCGACACTACATCACCGTTAAAGCAGCCCGCATCTTCGCTAATCGTTTCCTTGGTAGTCGTGAGATAGAAGGCTTTGCCACACGTGACGAGATAGAAGCGAAGGCCCGTGCTATAGATGCAGACAGTGAAGCAGCTGACAGAACGATCTTTGACGATTACAGCGTGTTACGAGTGCTAGATAGATAATGCCGTTATTAGTTAACAGCGTACCTAATCTAGCTCAGGGCGTATCACAACAACCAGACAATCTTAGGTATCCCGGTCAGTGTGACGAGCAGATAAATGCTTGGGCTACTGTTGTTGAAGGGTTGGTAAAACGACCACACACAAGCTACATAAAGAATGTAGGCAGCAGTCAACCATCCAATCTATTCACACACTTTGTTAAACGGGACGAGACGAACAAGTACGTTATAGCTGTATCTTTAGGAGGAGTGTCTGCTCACAACCTATCTCTTGGTACATCCTATAATGTAGCTGTAACATCCATAGCTTCTTCATATTTAAGTTTAGGTGGCAGTGTGACCAATCCTCTTAAAGATATTAGAGCGTTAACGGTAGCGGATTATACGTTTATTGTTAATAAAAAAGTAGAGGTAGAAAAAAGCCGTAACAATTCTTTAAGTAATGTCCCTCCACCTGAAGCTCTAATTGCTGTTAAGTTAGGAGACTACGATAAAGCTTACAGTATTTTTATTGACGACCAGCTTGTTATGCCGGGTGGTACAAAGGTGGATGGAGGTAGCATAGCTAACAGTGAGCACGACTATACCCACACTAATGAAGTTCCTTCCACTTACATAAGCGGGAGAGCAGGTCACAGTGACGGTAAGTACGCAGACACAAACTATATAGCAGCGGATTTAGCGTCGTGTATATCAGCACAACACGCAACAAGCAGGGTATCTATTGATGATATTACGATAACAAACGGTGGTAGTGGTTGGTTAAAGAATCTTTATATTAATAGGACTAAAAACGTAACTAGGCTTTTTTATAGTGAATCACAAACATATAGAGAAGCTATACCCGAAAGTGTTCCGAAGAAGTTAACTTTTTCTGTTCTACAAACAACAGCTGGTGTAGATAATCGTTCAGCTAAGGGTTACTGTAAAGTATCCAACGGGGTTATAGAAGAATTTATATTTGATAACAGAGGCAGCGGATACGATCCTTCGGGTACTTTTACTTTAGAACTGGAACAACGGTATTCTTTAAACCTTAAATTCTTCGGTAAAACAGTTTGGGCGAGACCTTCAGGTAATAGCACTCCTGTGACACAACCAACGTACAGTACATTGACTACCAAGATTAACCCGCCATTGCGAGTACAGCGAGAGGGTAGTTTAATTAAGGTGGTAAAAAGTTTGACGGTGTCTAATGGTGGCGGGTACTATATCCTCAAGCAAGAACACACTTCAACCGCTGATAACGAACCGGGTACAGGAGCAAACGCAGGAATTTATTGGGAACAGACAAGCGTTTCGGCAGGTTCTGCAGCATGGGCTAGTGGGGTTGATTATAAGTTTAATGAGGATATTGATGTAAGAGTTGAAGATGGACTCGCTAACCAAGGTCTTGATGCTTTATATAAAGAGACCTCTAGTATAACTGACTTGCCTAAGAAATGTTTTAATAAATTTATTATTAAGATTAAAGGAGATGCCGATATAGCACAAGACGACTACTACGTTCGTTTCCAAACAAAAGACGGGAACGACTATGGGGAAGGTAGTTGGGTAGAGACTATAGGCTGGAACAAAGATGACACTAAGTCGCAGGGAATAGGAGGCATAGACACGGAGTTAGAAGATAAAACAATGCCGTGTACGTTGCTGTCTTATTTTAATACAGATGGTACTATCAATAGTTTCAGGCTACAATCTCCCGGTGAGCGTCTTATTGTTAAGAACGGTTCTAATTATTATTATTTAATCGAAGCTCACAATTCCTCTTCAACAAATGAACCGGGAGTAGGTGCAGATTCAGAAGAATATTGGGCATCTATAGATCAAGTAACTCAGGGTTTTATTGAATGGAGTAGTGGTGTTTATTACTACGATAATTACAAAGATAACAAATATGCGGCACGAGCAGCAGGTGACGACTTTACGAATCCGTTCCCGTCATTTGTTGGGCAGACTATCAACGACGTCTTCTTCTTTAAGAACCGTTTAGGATTCCTGACGAACAACGCTGTTATCTTTAGTGAAGCAGATGCATACTTTAACTTCTTCAGGACCACAACACAGCAGTTGTTAGACAGTGCTCCGATAGACGTAGGACTCAGTCACACGAAAGTAGCTGTACTGCAACACGCCATACCGTTCCAAGAGAAGCTGATGTTATTCAGTAAGCAGTCGCAGTTTGTATTACGGGGAGCTGACATACTAAGTCCTAAGACGGTAGCTATATCTCCTGTTACTGAGTACGATATATCAGACAGTATCAATCCGTTAGCCGTTGGTAATTATATATACTTTACTTTTCAACGGAACGATTACGAGGGTGTGTACGAATACTTTGTTGATAACAACACGGAGACGTTTAACGCTGAAGAGATAACCCAACAGATACCTAAGTACATCAATAAGAAAGCTACACGTATCGTTGGTAGTCCTGCTGAGAATACACTTGTTATAACAACAGACGACGATCTAAAGACGTTATTCGTTTATAAGTACTTTTGGAGTAACAAAGAAAAGATACAGAGTGCATGGATGAAGTTTACGTTTGATCGTGACATCGTTGGTTGTGACTTTATAGACAGTAAGTTGTTTATGCTTACATCTGACACGGAAGGACTACACTTAGAATCGTTGACGTTAGAAGACGGTTTGAAGGATAGCGGGTTGGATTATACGTTGTACTTGGACAGTCGGGTGGAGGGTAGTACATTGACTACTAGCTACGACGCTACAACTAAGAAAACTACGATTAGCGGTCTACCTTACGATCCAACAAATTTAGAGATATATACTAAAATTGGAACGAAAAGAGAACTTACTGTTATTAATTCTACACTTTCAGAGAAACTAACCAACGGAGACTTTTCAGCAGTCACTGGTACAAACTTTGATAATTGGACTAAGATAACAGGAGCTTACGATACGGTTAAACAAGCCGCAGGTATATTAAAAAGAGTAGCAGGCACTTATACAGTTGTAAGACAGAATGTAAGCCTCACTGCTAATACGAGATATAAACTTGTATTTGATTGGTCTACAACAGGTAATACAGCATCGGGTAGTGGTTCTATAAACTTCGGGGAAGATACGACTTGGGAAGCTTCAGGAGTAACAGGTGTCAGTCATTCCATTAACAAAGCTGGTGGAGATGTTTATTACTTTACAACAGGAGACACACCTCCTACTCGTATGGATATGTCTATTATCAACGACGACTACGAGTGGAACAGCATCAGTTTAATACAAGAACGTAGTGTTGAGGTAACAGGTGACATAACATCCGTTCCGTTCTTTGCGGGTAAGCCGTACAATATGTTGTACAGGTTCTCCGATCAGACATTGAAACAACCAACGGAACGAGGAGGGCGATCTGCATCTGATTACACCTATCAAACAATACGTAGTGGTAGTCTTAACTATGCAGACACCGGACACTTTACTGTTGAAGTAACACCTAAGTACAGAGATACATACAGCTATGCATTTAATCCTGACATCGTGGGTGCTAACTTATCGTTGAATGAATTTACACCACAGAACGGACACTTTAGATTTCCTGTACAAGCACAACCAAACGAGGTGACCATTGAAGTAAAGAGCAGTTCTGCCTTGCCAGTTAAGCTGTTAGCTGCAGAGTTTGAATCTATGTTTATACCGAGGAGCAGAAGATATGGGTCTTAGAGTGGAAGAAGCACAGCGTGATATGGACGCCTTTGAGTTGTACGACGACATGAGGGAAGAGGACATGATGGAGTGTATCGGTCTTATGCATCACCCAAAGGACGCAGTCAACCTGTCGTTTGAAACAAGCAGTAAGTGTTATTCACTACGGGACAACGACGGTTTATACTGTAGCTTTGGTGTCAGCCCTTGTGAGAACGTTGGGGTTGTTTGGTTGTTAGGGACACGACGACTGGCAGGTGCTAAGAAGTATTTTGTCAAGAACTCACAGAAGTGGGTAGATGAGATGATGATGGGTTTTGACTATCTGACTAACGTGGTAATGAAGACTAATACGTTGAGTATGAGGTGGTTGAAGTGGTTGGGTGCTGAGTTTAACGATTGCCAGTACGACGGGTATATGTCATTTATATTAGAGAGGAAGTAAGTATGTGTAGTCCTACTTTAGTTATTGCAGGTATTAGTGCAGCCACAGGTATAGCCTCGGCTGGCGTAGGTTATGCTGGTGCGAGAAGACAGGCAAAAACACAAGCAGCGTATCAAGCACAGGCAGCAGCAGCTGAACGTCAACGTTTCGCACAAGAACAAACTTCTCTTCGTATGCGTCAAGCACAAGAGCAGGAAGCTGTGGGTCGTGAGTTGGAACAAGTCAGTCGTAAATCACAACAAGCATTAGCAAGAGCCAGAGTGTCAGCTGGAGAAGCAGGTGTTGCAGGAGCTAGTGTACAAGCTTTGATGGACGACTACACACGACAAGAAGCAGGGTATCGTGCAGCACTTTTAAGACAACAAGAGATGGGAGCGTTGGCAACAGGCATGGGTCTAGAACAGGCAGGGTTTGCTACGATGCAACGTCAGATCGGTATTAATAGACCTATCAGTAGGCCAAGTGGTTTAGCGGCAGGACTAGGAGCACTTAGTGCAGGTCTTAGTGGATACGCTACAGGTCTTGATATAGCAGGAAGGATGGGTACACCGAGTGCAGTACCTGCTGGAACTATCTCAGGAAGAACAGCTTCATACGCACCCGGTACACTAGGAGCTGGATACGATATTTAGAACTATGGCTAGAGAACGAGTACAAGTACAAGGATTAGGGGACGCTGTTCCCGGCATATCACCTACCATTCAACGGGGAGGACAGTACGCTGTACAGGTTCAACAAGCAGGACGTAACAAGTTGATGGACTTAGCGGATGCGTTAGGACAAGTTAATCCGTTGTTACAGCAGTACACACGAGTAGCCGATATAGAAGCAGAACAGTTTGAAGAAGAGTTAGCAGGTAAGAGTCCTGAAGAAGTTCAGGCTATGCTGAAACAGACGGAAGGAGAACTAGACAAACAAGTACGTCGTGGTGGTATGGGATGGTTGACATCTCCGTTAAATCAAAAGCGTAAGCTGAAAGCGATAGGACAAGCATCTAGTCGTTTGTTGATGGAAGAGGTGTACAACCGTTTAGAGAGTCCTGTCGCTGGTGATGAAGATTTAAGCACACGTGAGATAATTGCACAGGTACAACAAAACTTTGTAGGAAATAATGAAGCGTTAACTAATTCAGTATTTGCACAGGAAGGACTACAACAAGCAGTTAATCCACAGATACTACCACTGGTT